CATCCCCCATGGGGGATGTGGAGCTTTATTCGAACCTTTTCGTCCACCAACGGATGAACAAATAAGAAGCTGGGGAAGATCACCTTTATCCGGTAGGTTTTACCCCATTAATCCTCAGATGCTAATAGCATTCTTTGAGGAACATCGAGAAGATCAATTAATTCAGAATCATGAAAAAGCAATCTGGAAAAACCAGATTAATTATACGAATATGAAAGAAATATTCGAACCGAACAAAGCCCGAATAATAGGCGTACAGTCCGGTCATGATTCTAGTCAGATTCAATCATTTCAAGGGCAAGCCCTTGATCTTTGGAAACGCTCGAAAGCGTCAACAATGAATGAAGAATTTGAAAAAGAATTAATCGATGGCTTTGGGACCACTTCTCTCCCGCTCATAGATTCAATCGATTACCCTTCAGCAACCGATACTATGAATCCAGAATCCTGTATAGTTGGATTGGATAGCTATCTCGATGTTATAGATATTGCAAGTTTAGGCATAGATCGCGAATCGTTCCTCACGAGTTTCGTGACTAGCCGCGTTCATTATCCTGAAAAGTTTCTCGTGGTAAACCCCGATAACTTAGAAGGCAAAACGGTCGAAGCCGATCTGGAACCCATTATTCAGAAGTATGGGCAACGGATGGGTGATCGACGATCTTTCTTCGTTTTGTGTATAGTGAACTTAGCAGTTTTCCTTGCTGCTGTCGAATATTTCTTTGAGCTCGCTCAAATTGGGGGTTTGAAAACAAACTCCGCGATCATGATTAAGAAATCAATGATGCGCACCTTAAAGGTCAATGGAGACGATGTTGTATTTGCGTGCCCTCTCAATTTCCATCAGATATGGAAAGAGTTCGCTTTAAATATAGGTTGGACCCTCTCCCCTGGGAAGAGTTATTTAAGTCCAATTTATGCGCAAATAAACTCAAGAAATTTCATAAGAAAAGGACCTGGTTATCCAATCAAAAGAATTGGATATCTTAACATGAAATTAGTCACCGGATTCAACTTAAAAAAGAATGGATCCGCTGATGCCGATCCTGAACAAATGGGTCGAGATTTATCAGCAATGGTAAATCTCTGTCCATGGACGGATTGCATGTTGTCGAAAACCTTCGCCAGGTTCAATAAAATATATAATAAAGATTACAAACCCAATTGGTTTCTGCCAGTTCATTTGGGCGGCTACGGAGTTGATAAACGTTTATGCGAGAAAGAGTCTATCGTATACACTTTGAAACAGCGTAAAGTAGCTTCCCATCTGATCTCCAATCCAAAACTGCATCTAACAAAGAAGATTTTAGATCCAGTATTTTTAGAGAGTAGAGCAGGAATGTTTAGGGCTCTGGGACAAGAGGTCCCCCCTTATATTTATACAAGTAGGTGGGTTGAAAATTTGATACCGCCTGTCAGATTTATGAAAAAATCTGAACCTTTGTTGGATTATGACGATTCGTGTAAAAACAATGATGAATTGGTTTTAAACAAAAATGTCACAACGCAAGCAGCACCGAATAATTCGGTTATAATCAC